TGCGTGTGTCACCCCACCCTTGAAGCCGATGATGTTTTAGGGCTCTTATCAGAAGAGGGCTGCTGCATCGTCAGTGACGACAAGGACCTTAAGACTATACCCGGATGGCTATATGTCCCGCACACCGATGAACTTCACAATATTTCCTTAGATCAAGCCGACCTCCACCACCTTACACAAGCCCTCACAGGAGACGCTGTGGATGGCTACAAGGGGTGTCCAGGTGTTGGACCCGTGAAGGCGGGACGAATACTGGAAGAGGGAACGTGGGATGAGGTTGTGACGGCGTATGAGTCTGCCGGATTAAATGAAGAAGTTGCCCTGATACAAGCCCGTGTTGCTCGTATTTTAAGGGTAGGAGAATATGACACCATTAAAGGAGAAGTAGAATTATGGAATCCTCAATGACACGAGAAGAATACTTTCAGTTTCATAAGCAGTTGTGTTTAGACGCTTTAGAACTTTCGATGCGAAAGAATCACGATTATTCGGGCGGAGAAGATGGGAGCAACCCCTTCCAGAACTTTATGTTTGTTGAGTCGATGGGGATGGGTGTTTCCACAGAACAAGGTTTCTTGGTACGTCTAGCCGATAAGATGAAAAGACTGAGCGGTTTCTGCAAGACAGGAACCTTTGAAGTTGAGGATGAGAATTTCCAAGATACTTGTGTAGACGTCATTAATTACATCTGTTTACTTTCTGCGTATATGCGTTCTAAGGGCTAAAAACGAGGTATTGAATCTTATGAATACAAACGAAACACCTCTCATCTCAAATGCATTAGTAAAGAGTTTAGACGCAATGTTTCCTGATAGTTGTCCCCGGCTTGATGATAAGGACCGCATGGTGTGGTTCAAGGCAGGACAACGGGCAGTTGTTGATTATCTCATTGAACAACATAAACGCCAAAACGAGACCATTTTAGGACAAAAATAATTATGTGTGCGAATGCAGTCATGAAGAAAACAATGGTGGCGGTGCGGGGAATGATGCAGCCGAAGGCTCCACCACCACCACCACAGCCCGCCGCAATCCCCCCGCCTCCTCCGCCCCCTGCGGCTGCTACAGCACCCGCTTATGCGGAAAGGGCTGACAGGACCAACACGGACGAAGAAATACGCAATCGCACCGGCAGCGCCACAAACAAACGAAAGCGCGGCAAGTCGAGCCTACGGATTAGACAATCCGGTGGTACTTCTTATCCTGGATATTAATCTATGAATAAAACAACAGGTTCAGCAGAAGCCCTCTACACTAAACTATCGGGACAACGGTTCCCATATATTAAACGTGGTAGAGATGCTTCAGCCCTTACAATTCCCTCAATACTTCCGGCTGAAGGACATAATGGCGCTTCCGCCTTGCCGACCCCTTATCAATCCGTCGGCGCTCGCGGGGTTAATAACCTAGCCGCTGCCCTTTTATTGAGCCTGTTGCCCCCTAACAGCCCCTTCTTTCGTCTCGTTGTTGAAGAGTCTGCTATGGCTGAAGTGACGGCACAAGCGAGTGGGGAGTCTATCAAGACAGAAATTGAAGCATCGCTTAGTAAAATAGAGCGTTCTGTAATGTCTGAGATCGAAACAACCGCCGTCCGAGTACAATTATATGAAGCCCTGCGGCATCTTATTGTAACAGGGAACGTGCTTTTACATATGGTAGATGAGGGTGGAATGAGGGTTATCCATCTAAATCGCTATGTTGTTAAGCGGGACCCTATGGGCGAAGCCCGACAAATAATCATCAAAGAATGTATCTCCCCAGATATGCTGCCTGATGCTGCTAAAGCGTTGGTGGCTTCTAATATCAACTCCCCTAAAGAAGATGGGGTTGATATGTATACCTGTATTAAGCGGGTTGGGGATAAGATAGAGGTTTATCAAGAGATATCAGGCAAGGTAGTCCCCGGCTCCTCTGGTAAATATGATATTGATAAGAGCCCCTATCTCGCCCTCCGTATGAACCGCACTGATGGTGAGGATTACGGTAGAGGATATGTGGAACAATATATTGGCGACTTGAAATCACTTGAGAGCCTGATGATGTCCATCGTGGAAGCCTCGGCGGCTGCTGCGAAAGTATTATTTTTAGTAGCACCTAACGGTGTTACCCGAAGCAGAGTATTAGCGGAGGCTCCCAATGGTGGTATTGTTGAAGGATCGGCACAAGACGTTTCGGTATTACAACTTAACAAGGCGAACGATTTCAACATCGCATTTCAAACCGCATCGACGGTTTCTGATCGCTTGTCTTATGCGTTTCTATTAACAGATAACGCCATACGGAATGCTGACCGCGTTACGGCGGCAGAAGTGAGGCTAGTTACTCAATCTATTGAGCGGCAACTAGGCGGAATCTACAGCGTTCTGTCCCAAGAATTACAACTACCTTTGGTGAAGCGTATCATGGACCACATGCGCCGTGAGAAGCGCTTACCAGAGATACCTTCTGACCTCGTGCGTCCGACCATCATAACTGGTGTAGACGCTCTTGGTCGAGGGAACGACTTAAATAAGATGGACGAGTTCCTAGTTGGCGTGGCTCAACTACTCGGACCTGAAATCCTCGGACAATATGTTGATATGAGAGAATACATGGATCGCCGTGCCTTAGCACTTGGGATCGAAACCGAAGGTCTCATACGCACCGAAGAGGAAATACAGGCAGAACAACAACAGCAAATGCTTCTACAAGCCGCTCAACAGTTTGGTCCACAGGTTATGGACTCCATGACTAAACAAACTGTTGAAGGCATGAAGCAAGAAGCACAGCAAGAAGCATAAAGGGACAATTTTATGTCAGATAGTTTAGAAGTAAGTGCCGGTAACATCGGCGAAACCGGACCAGACGGACCTAATCAACCTATTTACGAAGGGTATGTGAATGAGTCGGAAGCCTCGGCGGAAGAGCAAGGCGAACAAGTTGCCGAACAACTGGAGGTTCCGGACAAATTTATCATGGAAGATGGTTCCGTGGATGTGGACGCGTTGGTCAAATCCTACGCAGAACTGGAAAGAGGATTATCTAACCCAGAAACTGCCGCAGAGACCTCGGAGACACAGCAAACAGAACCCCTCATTACAGAAGAACATACTGTCATCTATAATAAGGAACTTCAAGAAACTGGCGACCTCAGCGATGAATCTTACGCCAATATGGAGGCTCAAGGTATCCCTCGCCCTTTGGTTGAGCAGTATGTTCAGGGGCAGTTAGCACTTGCTGCACAACAAGAAGCCCAACTTCTAGAAGACGTTGGCGGTGCTGAAAACTATGGCGCTCTAACAGAGTGGGCGTCTGAGAACCTATCCGAATCAGAAATTGATGCCTACGACTCTATGGTAGAGACAGGCGATGCCGCACAAATACAGATGGCAATAGCAGGGCTTCACGCTCGCTATCAACAAGCCACAGGACGCCCCACATTACTTCAAGGTGAGACCGGTACTTCAGGTGCCTCTCAAGCATTCCGTAGTTGGGCAGAAGTGACTGAAGCGATGAAGAACCCTAAATACCAATCCGACCCCTCCTATCGTAAGGACATAGAAAGTCGGTTGGCTGTCTCTAACTTTTAGATAAAGGACTAACATGGAAAACAAACCCGGATATAAAACAACAGAATTTTGGATGAGCATGATTGCTATAGCCCTCGGTGCTGTAGTTGCTTCAGGAGCCATTGAAATTGATGGCGCCTCTGCTCAAATCGTAGGTTTAGTTGAGTCAGCACTGGTTGCTCTAGGCTACACAGGCGCTCGCTTAACCTTGAAGAATAACGGCTGATGTTTCAAGCAATAACAGCCGCACTATACGCTTTATTCAAAGCAATAATACCTTTCACATGGGAACGACTTAATGAATCGACTACTGCAAAAGATGCTCCCCCTGTTCCTGCTAACGTCCGTAATCGTTGGCGTCTCAGGGTGCGAAAGCACAAGAGTCGTATTCGTTCCTGAAGATGATGGTCTAGTAAGACTTGGTCCCGCTATGCGGGGTCACGTCTATTTTTGGAATGGTAACTCTTGGGAGTTATCAGCCAACAAGGTTCTGCTACCAGAAGGTTGGTATGCAGGGTCTATAGAGTCGCAAGACGAAACTACAGAGTAGGAGTCAGCCCACTGCGGTGGATAACTGATGGTCTGAAGTGTTGTAGAGATTGTGACAATCGTTTTTAACCTTTAACTTTAACACCTTTCCAAAAGGAGCCAAACATGGCTATGGTAACTTCCCGTTCGGGACAGGCTAATGGAACAGGCGATCAGAATGCATTATTTCTAAAAAAGTTTGCCGGAGAAGTTCTCTCGGTATTTGAAGAAAATAACGTAATGATGCCTTTGCACACAGTCCGAACGATTGAAAGTGGAAAAAGCGCACAATTTCCTGCAATTAAAACAGCAAGTGCTACTTACCACACCCCCGGCGAATCACTGATCACAGATCAAGATGCCGGTTCTTCTGACTACTTGTCAAACATTAAGCACAACGAGATCGTTGTAACGATCAACGACCTCTTAGTAAGTTCTTGCTTCATTCCACGTATTGACGAGGCAAAAAATCACTATGATGTCAGAGGCGAATATACACGCCAAATGGGCGCGGCGCTCGCAATAGAAGCCGATAAAACTCTTATCAACTACGGTCTTGTAGGCGCTCGCGCTGCTGCTGACCGCTTTGGTGGTACGGACTACATCGGTTCTAAAATTGATATTGGGTCAGGACCTACCGGTACTGAACTTGTTGCCGGTATCGTTGATGCTGCTCAGACGTTGGACGAAAANGACNTTCCTTCAACTGATCGTTATTGCGTACTCACTCCTGCTAACTATTACAAGATGGTCGAAGAGAACAAAGATGCTATCAACCGTGACTACGGTAATGATGGTAATGGTTCTCTCGCTAGTGGTGTAGTTATGAGTGTTGCCGGTATCCGTATCTTCAAAAGCAATCACTTACCTACAGCAGATTGGGCGCCCGCAGCGGGTGACCTCGGTTCTGCTACAGCGGCTAGTTATGACTTTGTAGGTACAGCCGGTAGTGCAACAAACGCGCTAGTATTCCACCGCTCCGCACTTGCTACAGTTAAACTACTCGATCTCGCAGTAGAAACTGATTATCAAGTAGAGCGACAGGGTACACTTATGGTAGCGAAATACGCTATGGGTCATGACATTCTTCGCAACGAAGCGCTTGTCGAACTCGCAGTATAATTAGTCTTTCCTAGGCTAGTCCCTGCCTATACGGGGGTGGCGTTCTTCGGAGCGTCACTCCCTTTTTATTAAAGGAAATTTATATGGGTCTTACAAGAACAACAGAACTAGAAGCAATTAATACCATGCTCAGTGTTATCGGTGAGGCACCTATAAACAGTCTTGACGCTTCGCAGCAAACCGCTGATGTGAGCATGGCAAAGAAATTATTAACAGAGGTATCCCGCGAAATACAGTCGGGTAGTTGGGATTTTAATAGGGAGTATGACGTTAGTTTAGTCCCCGATACCTCCAACAACATCACCATTGCTACTAACGTGGCGCGTATTGATGTTGAACCAGAGAACAGTACATCGTCAGGCACAAGCCCTATTCAATACATACAGCGTGGCGAAAAACTGTATAACAAAACAGATAAAACATACACAATAACTGACACACTGAAATGCACTGTGACTTATATGTTGAGTTGGGAGGATTTACCTCAAACAGCCCGACACTATATTATGATTAGAGCATCTCGTAAGTTTCAAGACAGGGTGGTTGGTAGTGAAAAGCATCACGGCTTTAACCAAATGGATGAGTACCAAGCCCTCGTTACCTTTAAGGATGCTGAGACAGATGGCGGCGACTTCTCAATCTTCGATAACTATGATGTTTACCGGGTCATTGATCGCGGCAACGTCCGTGACAGGATATCTTAATGGCTTTAGTATCTAAAAGTATCTCCAATCTCATTGGCGGCGTAAGCCAACAACCGGACGCTGTTCGGTTTGATAACCAATGTGACGCTCAGGACAATGCGTTCCCAAGCGTTCTTGATGGTTTAACCAAGCGCCAACCTACAGAGCATGTTGCAAACATAACAGGCGACTCCTCACCCCTTGATTTAACCAAGGATGCTGAGGACTTTTTTGTTCACACTATTAATAGGAGCGCAAGCAGTAGATACCTGGCGATACTGGAAGCAGACACCACCTCTTCAAACCTAAAGGTGGTTGATACAGATGGTACAGCAATTACAGTTACTGAAGCCACTACAGATGCTTTTGATTATTTACAAATCCACGCCGACAGTTCTCTAACCGCCGACACCGCTATTAGAGCCATTACAATCGCTGATTACACTTTTGTAGTTAATAGAACTAAGGTGGTTGAGATGGCTGCTGATGTGGTTACTGCTAGAAACCCAGAGGCGTTAGTCTTTGTTCGACAAGGTGCTTATGGTACTAACTATTCTTGGACGGTGGAACAAGACTCGGTTACTACTACAGACAACTACACTACAAGTGATACCACTGCCTCGACAGTGAGTACCAAATATATTGCTGCTCAACTTATAACGACCCCTACGGGCTGTAACACCGTCACACAGTCCGGGAGTGTTCTCTGGATACAGAGTAGTGACACTACCGACTTTACTATAGATGGGTCGGATGGGATTGGGGACACCGGGCTTGCTGTGATTAAGGATGAGGTCCAAAGACTTACAGATCTTCCGACAGTAGCGCCGCACGGTTTCATAGTTAAGGTCGTGGGTGAAGCCACGGATACTCGTGATGATTATTATGTTAAGTTTGAAGCAGAGGATGAGACCTTCGGTAAAGGTGTGTGGAAGGAATCCACCCCTACTGGCATCACCTATAAGTTCGATGCTACCACAATGCCACACGTCCTTATTCGCAAGAATGCTACAGAGTTCTTATTTGCGGCTTGTGACGCTACAGACACTATCGGTCCTGATGCGGTGGCTAATGCTCTACTGCTCCCCGATTGGGGCGAAAGAAACTGTGGAGACGCAGAATCTAACAGTGATCCCACGTTTGTAACCAAGACAATCAACGATATTTTCTTATTCAAGAACCGTCTCGGTATCTTGGCTGATGAGAACGTCATACTTAGTGAGTCGGCAGAGTTCTTTAACTTCTGGCGTACTACGGTCACCGCTGTGTTAGCGACTGATGCTATTGATATTGCTAGTACACATAGTACCGTCTCTATACTCACAGCCGCTATACCTTTCCACAAACAACTGGTTCTCTTCAGTGATCAGACTCAGTTCTTGTTAGGAAGTGCGGGCGCCTTATCACCTAACACAGTCACCATGACTAAGACAACTAACTACTCCTCCATTTCCCATATACGCCCCGTGACCACCGGACACTCCATATACTTCGGTTTTAATAGAGGTGGTTATACAGGAATACGTCAATATTTCCTATCGGGGGATGCTGAGTCAATCTTTGATGCTGAGGATATCAGTGGACAAGTCCCTCAGTACATCGAGGGAGACCTTAGAGACATGTCGGGCTCCTCTCACGAGGATATTCTGTTTGCGCTTACGAATGATAATCGAAACATGCTCTATG